GAAGGAGGTAATTATGGCTCATGCCGTAGAAACGATGGCTTATGCTGGGGAGCTTCCCTGGCATGGATTAGGGGTTAAGGTTGAAGATAACCTTACGCCTGATGAGATGCTTGTTGCTGCTGGACTTGACTGGACAGTTAGTAAAAGGCATTTATTCACACACTCTGAGCCGAACGTAGAAAACAGTAACGAGGTTATTCCTGTTAATGATTACTACGTTTTAGTAAGAGATAGTGATAACAAAACCTTTGGTCCGTGTGGTCCAAAGTTTGTACCATCTCAAAACGCTGACGCTTTTAAATTCTTTGAGAAATTTACAAGTGTCGGTGATATGTCGATGGATACAGCTGGTGCCTTAAAAGGCGGTGAACAAGTCTGGGGCTTGGCTAAAATCAACGATGGTTTTACGCTTCCTGGAGACGACAGAGTACTAGGTTATTTACTAGTGTCTGTTTCTCATAAGTGGGGCAAGTCAAACGAGATTAGGTTTACACCTATTAGGGTTGTCTGTAACAACACTCTTACCTATGCTTTAGCTGATAAGACTAGACCTTCATTTAAGATGCCTCACTTAAAGGCTCTTGATGCTGAGGTATTTAGGTCTGCTGAAGAAGCACTAGGTATCGCTAGTGATCGTATGAAAGACTTTAAAGAGTCTGCCGAGTTCTTAAGCTCTAAGAACTATACGTCACAAAACGTAGTATCATATATATCTGAGTTATTCCAACCTGAGCTGTTGGAACAACAAAAGAATATTGAGAAAATGAGTGATATAAAAGCTATAGCAACACGTCAATCAATGGTTGATGAGTTTAAACGTATACCAGCAATGGTACACCAAGCATTGGAAGAACAACCTGGAGCTAACCTCAAGTCCTCTAAAGGTACTTGGTGGGGTGCTGCCAATGCTGTTACGTTTATAGTTGATCATAAGTGGGGTCATGACCGTGACGCAGCATTACATAATGCGTGGTTCGGTAACCGTGCTTCACTGAAGCAGAAAGCTATATCTAAAGCCGTGGAGTATGCGAAGGCAGCATAATGGCTATGACTTTCGACGAGATGTCCGAGCTAACTGAAGAGATAGCCCGACGTCTTGTCGAAGAGTCAAAACATATATCAGAAAATATGGAAGCACCAGATAGCGTGGTGCCTGCTGCATTTTTATTTGCTGCAGTTCAATCAGCTATGAATTATTTTCAAGAAGTAGTTCCTCCTGGGTATGAGATGGATGAAGAAAACTTGAGAGAAGTTATGCTGTCTGCTATTGATTTAGCAATCAGTTATCACTTCGGATCTGAGTTTAGAAGTGAAGGTGCTAATCTTCATTAGGAACTTCCTTTACTTTTAACTTATTCTTATATATCATTAACTTACTATAAAATGTTATTATGTTAGATGAAGAAGCTATCGTATTTGTCTTAGATACACCACAGGGTACTACTTATAAAAGAGTAATACGTGTGAACAGTGTTAAGTCAGGCAGGATTAGGGGTGGCTCACTTATATTAGGTGACCCTTATAAATTTGCCTATCCTTCATGGTTTACTGTGGAACATCTAGATAAAATTATCGAGTGCCATAAATTGAAAAAATTTAAGTACAAAGATAAACAAGATGCTTGTAAAAAACTTTGGAATCGCCTTTTACCTATGGCTCAAGAGCCTAATGACTCTGACATAGACCCTCACTCTGTAGCGTTTCACTCGAACGTAGTAAAGAAACCTACGTTTAGGAAACCTGTGCAGAAGAAAGTGGTCCGTGTGTCAAGCATTAATATGGAGAGCAAGGTAAAAGCTACTGATAAAGTACCTTCGTCTGACAAAAACAAAACTAGGCAACTTTATTACACTGGTGAACTGACAGTCGCTGAGTTGTTAGAAAAACACAGTGATCTAAAACTAGGTGATATAAAGTATGACGTAAAATCTAAATTCGCAGAAGAGGTGTGATATGGCTAGAGCAATGTCTCTAAAAAGTAAGATGGCTTCTTATAAAGAGCTACAAAATATAATCAAAAAAGGTAGAGAGAACGAGTACAATCGTCAACTTGATGAAACTAAGTTAAGACCTTTTTTAGTTAAAGAGCTAGATAAACTAGACATGGATATTAACGATGTCAAGTTTCCTATGAGTCCTTTGATGATACATGAACATGCACAAGGTGAGAGAGTGGCTCCACACATTAGGGCATCTATCTATATTCCAGGATCAGGTCCTGAGAGAACTATTATAGATGTTGATTGGAACAGTTGGGAAAAACTTGATATAGCTGAGGTATAAATGAACTTTGAAAAGAACGTACCCATACCTGAAAATTATGACGGTCCGAGAAATAACAAGTATAATTATCATTTGATGGAAGTCGGTGATAGTTTCTCCGTGTTATTTGAACCAGTGCTTGCTCAAAAAATGAGGGTAGCTTTAAGTCAATACTCTAGGAGAAATGATAAGAAGTTTACTACTCGTAAATTAAAAGAAGACGGAATATTTCACTTTAGAGTATGGCGGATAAGCTAACACCAAAACAAGAAAAGTTTGCTCAAAATGTCGCTAAAGGCATGAGTAAAAAAGATGCTGCGAAACAAGCTGGTTACAGTGAGAAGAACGCAGGGAAAGCTGGTACAGTGCTAACGAGTAAAGAGAATCCAATGGTTCAAAAAAGAATAAGTGAGTTACAAGAAAAAGCTGCAGACAAGGCAGAATTAAGTTTAGGTACTCACTTAAAAGATTTAAAAGATATTCGTGACGGTGCTATGCGTAATAATGCTTTCTCTGCAGCAGTAACAGCAGAAGTGGCTCGTGGTAAAGCTGCAGGTTTATACGTAAACAGAAGTGAACTTACTGTAAACAGAGTAGATACCATGTCAAAAGAAGAAGTGTTAGAACGTATGAAACAACTTTATTATGATACAGGTGGTATATTGCCTGCTGGTAAAGTAATAGAAGTAGAACCAGAAGAGATTGAAGAAGAAACCATAATTAAGAAAGATGCTAGTGATGATAATACATCCTAGCTATACTTAATTAAATATAGTTAAACGGAGGAAACTTATGACATATTATAAATTTGAAGTTACAGAGGAAGGTTATAAAGAAACAGGTTACGATTCAAACGGTAACTTAGAGTCTTACCAATACATAGCTGATCCTCATAGTTATGCCAAACGCATAGCATTAGTGATACAAAATAATCAACAGCTAGAAGATCAAGGGTACATCAGTCCTGAGTTTTCTAAAGCTATGGCAGAGCATAAACCTGAGAAAAAAGGTTTCTCTCATAGCGTAAGGGTAAATAGGGACGGAGTACTAGAGGATGTCATTATCGAAGATTGAGAAGGATATACATTGCTGGGTCTACGAATTTTTGGCTAAACCGAACGAGTTATTAGGTTGGTTGCCTGTGTGCCCATATGCTGCTAAAGCATTACATGAAGAAAGAGCTAGGATAGAGATAAATACAAATTTATTTTCTGAGTCTTTCTACGAAAAATATATACCTACCTTTGATCACCATAAAGAAGACATACTTATACTTGTAAGTACCTTTAACGAAAGGTCGTTTACCGAGTTTAATAATTTCATTACTAAACAGAATCAATGTACCTTATGGAAAGAAGACGTATTTATAATGGGTAGCCACCCTGATGATACAGAAGAAGGTATTGAGCTGTTCGGTACTAATGAATACAATGACGAGGAAGTTGGACCATATCCTATGATCTTTGTCCAGAAACTGAGTGATCTAGTACATGAAAGTAGAAAGCTACAGAAAACTAATTACTATGATAATTTCAAAGTAAAAGACTATAAACAATTAGTCGATGAAAGAGAAGAACTATATAAGAGGATGATTCATCATCGCTATACAATATGAATAATTTTGTGGCAAGCACCTACTATCCTCCTCTGCTCTTGCCTACTGGAGTGAGAACAAAAGTAAGATGTGTGTGATACTGTGTGGGTGCACCCTTTTTAAGTGGGTTCATATAAGGCAGTTAATCTTACACAGTAGGTACTTTAAATGAAGTTGCGTCGTAACCCTTATCGTAACAGACCATGTAACCATTGTGGTGGACCTATAAAAAATGCAGCATACAGGCATGAACATCAAGTATACTGTTCAGAAGCTTGTGTCGGTGCCGTAAGAGATAAACAATACAAAGATAGACTTAAACAAAGAATATGTCTATATGAAGAATGTAATAAAGTATTTAAGCCAACTTATTTTACACAATCATTTTGTAGTGAAGATTGTAAAAAACAAAGACAGTACGATCAAAATAAAAATCCATACAAAATAAAAAGATCAGCTGGTAAACGTGACAGTGCTAAAGAAAGTAGTGGTGCCAATTTGTTTACAGAGCTTGACTCGTATGATTTTCTAAATGATGCACCTTATACCATTGAAAATATGAAAGAGATATGGTCTATAGTAAATGAAGAATTATATGGAAAAAAGAAGAAAAAGTGATTTTCCTTTTATGTGGTTTTGATGTTTTATAAAATAAATTTTAACTTTAATTATAGGAGATATATGGCTAAAAATAGACTAGAAACTAGTGATGACGTAAATTATCACTTTATGGCTAGAGAAGTTAGACGTACTATTTACGACTGGGCGGAGGAGTGTATCGTAGCTGATGGCTATGGTTTCTTTCACCCTAGCTTCTTTAGGAAAGTAGGAGTGCCTGACGAGTTTGTCGAGCATGTAACTAAAACTCATGAGAGTAATCCTCTCGATATGTTCGCACTATTTAACGGTGTGATATACGGTAAAGATGACAAGCCTGTAGATAAAATTATAGCTGTCAACAACATGGATTTTCTTACCGAAATATGTAAAGCCCTTGACCTGCCTGTTAGGACTGGCGTCTGGGGTCGAGATAAACGTGCTAAGATACTTGTTAAACGTATAGAAAAGTATATGAATGATACTATTATGTACTGTGATAATTGTGGTGCTGAGGCGGTAGTCAAAGAACACGGCTTGTTTCTCTGTGAAAAATGCACAGCTACAGATACTGTAAGGAGTAGGTGGTTATGAAGGTAAGAGTAGGAACCGTGGAACATGTGCCTAACTGTGGATCACGTGGTAAAAAAACTTCACAGGGAAAACGTAATGTAGGTTTTTCTTCTATGAATAAAAGTAAAAGAAGATCTTATAAGGCGTATAGAGGGCAAGGCAGATGATTGATATACGTGATGTTATAATATTTATAATGGGAGTATGTCTCGTGGTCTTGGTGTATAATCTAGAAATATATTTAGTTTAACAACATAGCCATCATATTATGATCTAGCTTTACTTTGTATATCGAATAATATATGC